GAGTATGGGAAATATCTAAAGATGGAAAGACTTTAATTCAACCTTTAACATCGGTCAAGGGACTTGGAGAAAAAGCAATTGATCAAATTTTAAATAATAGACCTTTTAACGTAATTGAGGAATTTCTTTTTAATGAAGACATTATTTATTCAAAATTAAATAAAAAAGTTTTAGATGTACTTGTTCGGTCGCAAGCTTTAAATACTTTGATGGATGAACGATTCACAGGGTTAAAACATTTTTGGTCAGCCGTCGCTGTTGATCGAGCAAAAAGCGAAAAGAAATTTAAAGAAAATATCGAGTTATATGCCCCAGAAGGAGATTTTACAGACCCTGAAAAAATTGAATACTTATCTTCATTAACTGGTATTTTCCCAATTAATTTAGTCATGACAGACCAAATATTATCACAATTGGAATATTTTAAAGTGCCTCCGGTTGCTGAATGGGATTCTAAATTAGGGATTGCTTGGTTTATTCCGAGAGAAATTATTAAGAAAAAAACAAAGTATGGAAAAGAATATTGGATCATAAGGACTCTTGATAACACTTCTACTGTTACTGATATTAAATGCTGGGGTGTGCGTCAAAAAGATAGAATTCATATTAATCACCCTTATATGGCAAAACTGGATTACGATGATCAATGGGGTTTTAGTACAAAGAACATATATTATAATTTTAAATTATTAGGATAAAAGATGTCAACCACAACTACAGATTATTTACAACTGCTTGAAAGTTTATATAAAAATTCTAACTGGAATGGTTTTGCTGCAACCACTAAAGAAAGATTGCTTAAACAGTATGGAAGTATTTGGGATCAATATGGAACGCACGATACATGTATTAACTGCAAAAAAAAATATATTATAAAGAGTTATACTCAAAAACATTGTTTAAAATGCGGCAAACATGGCAAAGGATCTCTGAAAAAGAAAACAGATAAATGGTATATTTTTAATAGGGATAATTTTAGGTGTGTGTATTGCGGTAAAGCGACATGGAATAGTGAAAATATAATTTTGCATTGTGATCATATAGTACCTCAGAGTAGAGGTGGTCAAGATATTGCTTCTAATTTAGCTACATCTTGCTCTAGTTGCAATGTTGCTAAGAGTGATTTCATTCCTTCGAACAAAAAAGACTTATTAGAGGAAATAAAAATTAGGAATAAAAAATTTAATATTTTGCCAAATAAAATGATAAAAGGGTTCAAATGAAACTAAAAATTTATAAAATTCGACCGGAAGCGAAGTTGCCCATTCGTGCTTATAAAATGGATGCTGGGATGGATTTGTTTTATTGCCCGAATGATGAAAAAAAGCTATATGAAACCAAAGATTTTCACCTCCCACCCAAAACCTCTCGGCTAATTCCTACAGGGATCAAAGTGGAAATACCTTATGGACATATGCTTGAAATTAAAAACAAATCAGGTATAGCATATAAGAAGCAGCTACTTGTGGGGGCGTGTATTATTGACCCGGGTTATGACGGAGAAGTTTATATAAATTTACACAACATTGGTACAAAGACGCAAGTGATTAAAACAGGGGATAAAATTGCACAAGCGGTTATGATTCCCATTATTCATTGTGGGATCGAAGAAGTGGAAACCGATAAATTTTTAAATTTCCACTCGCAACGTAAAGATGGGGGCTTCGGCTCAACAGGAGATAAATAATGTCATTAGGAAAAAAAATTAAACGTACAAATACGTTAAAAAAGAAAAAAGCAGCTGAAAAAAAGCTAAATCAAAAATTAAATTTGTTTAACAAAGTTCCAAATAAATGCTTGACGTGTGAAGACCCTTTCGATAAAAAAAATCGAGAACAAGTTTTTTCATGGTATGTTGTTGTTCGACAAGAAGAGGGCAAAGTTAATTTATATTGCCCTGAGTGTTGGGAAAAAGCAATTGGCATCGTAAAGGACTTTAAAGAGCGCATAGAAAAAAAATGAAAATCGGTGATTTAATTAAACATAAAAAAGCAAAGAGTACCGCTTTAGTATTGGATACTTTTGTAGGCAAAAATTCTGATTCGCTAACTCATCCAATTGAATGGGCAAGGGTATTATTTTCTGGCGACTCACGTATTACAACAGTGCCGTTTAAACTATTAAAAGAAAATTGGAAAGTAATGAATGGAAAAATTTAAAGAAGTTTTAACTTACGATGATGTTCTGTTGGTGCCACAATATTCAGACATTGAAAGCCGTTGTGAAATAGATGTTGGGAACGCTCTAGACAAAAAAATACGTTTAGATCTCCCTGTTATATCTGCACCAATGGATAGTGTTACTGCTGTAGCCATGGCAATTGCTATGCGAAAAGCTGGCGCATTAGGAATAATTCATCGTTATAACTCGATTGAAGAACAATGTGAAATGGTTAAAAAAACATGGGAGCATGTAGATTATGTAGGTGCTGCGGTCGGAGTTACCGGCGACTATTTAAAACGGGCATCCCGCTTAAACCACAGTGGTGCAAAAGTTTTATGTATAGACGTTGCTCATGGTCATCATAGATTAATGGAACGTGCAATCAAATCTATAAAAGATTTGCTTGATGATGAAGTACATATTATAGCTGGTAACGTAGCTACACTGGAAGGGTTTAATGACTTAGCCGATTGGGGTGCAGATAGCGTACGTTGCAACATTGGGGGAGGCTCTATTTGTTCTACAAGAATTCAAACGGGGCATGGAGTACCAGGGCTTCATACCATTTTTGAATGTGCAAAGTCAGATCGCGATGCAAAAATTATTGCTGATGGCGGGATTCGTTCGTCTGGTGATATTGTAAAAGCTTTAGCAGCGGGGGCAGATTTTGTAATGCTTGGCTCAATGTTAGCTGGTACTGATGAGTCTCCTGGCGATATGGTGATAGGGGTATTAAATACAAAAGTTAAAGTTTATAGAGGAATGGCGAGCAAAGAGGCTCAATTTGATTGGAGAGGGAAGTGTTCTTTTAATGAGGGGATCTCCACAACAGTGCCATACAAAGGGAAAGTGAAGAGCGTATTAGAAGATTTAAGTAACGGTGTTAAATCAGGCTTATCTTATTCAGGAGTACGTACGATAAAAGAATTACAAACAAAAGCAAAGTTTATTAAACAAACATTTGCAGGACAGACTGAAAGCACTACACATATTTTAAGGTGATGGGTGAATAAATTGCAACACGAAGACACCGTAAAACGCGTCGTATTTACAGATACAGACAAACGGCATGCCGAATTAAAAATTCGGCTACACTACGATAATTTAAGGCAAACAGAATTTTTTAGAGGATTGATCACCGGTTACATTGAAAATGATGAAAATGTGCTTAAATTTATTGAAAAATTAAAAAAACAAAAAAATATTTCAAAAAGTAAAAGAAACAAAGTTAACAAAATGCACACTGAAGCTAGCCATACAATCGAAAAGTTTGGCTTAAACGAAGGTGACATTGAAAGTATATTTGATTTATTAGAACAGGAGCATCCAGAATTATGAATTGTTATAACATATGTGAAACATGTAATATAATATGTGCACAAAAAAAATGTAGGTATTGGAATGATTACAAAGAGGATTTGAATTGTACGATTGTAACCGCCAATAAACATGGTCCCTTAACCTTAGAAGAAACTGCAAAACGTTTAAACATTAGTTTAGTGAGAGTTAAACAAATTCAAGATGGCATATTAAAGAAGCTTAAGAAAAATAATAATATAATGGGGTTTTAAAGTTTAAAACTACTATTTATTGGTGTGAGCATTTTATCCATTTAGATAGGAGATAAATAAATGAGTGACCAAAAAACACTATTAAACGAAGTTGCCGTACGTCGTTTTATGAAACTAGCAGGCGTTGACGCTTTAACAGAGAACTATTTTAACAGTTCACCTCAAGAACTTGAAGAAATGGAACACTGGCAAAGAGATGAAGAAGAAGAAGTCGCAGCAGAGCCAGCGGAAGAACTTCCTGCCGAAGAGCCCTTAGACGAGCCTTTAGAGGACCCCGCTGCTGAAGAAGCATCCGCTGGAGAAGTAGATGTTATGGGCTTGGTTGACGCAATCGCAGATGCGATTGAGGCCGAAACTGGCGTTTCTGTTAGTGTTGAAGAAGGCGGCGAAGAGATGGAAGCTCCGGAAGAAGGACCTTTAGAAGAGCCCTTAGAAGAGCCCTTAGAAGAGCCCTTAGAAGAGCCTGTGGAAGCACCCACCGAAGAAGCACCACTTGAAGAAGCCGCTGAAGACGAAGAAGGTGCACCAGTTGAAGAAGATTTGGTTAATGAAATTGCCAAACGAGTGGCGCGCCGATTAATCTCAGAAAAGTAAAATAAGAACTATAAATTATTATATTTATTTTTAAAATTCTAAAGCGTCATTTTTGGCGCTTTTTTATTGAAAAAAAATATAAATTTTGTTATAATGAATTGATACAAGTTTACAGGAGTAAAAAAAATGTATGAGTTTCTTTGGTTCTTAGGTGGCGCATTAGTCTACCAACTCTTATCAAAACTAGCCGGTATAGGATATGCAGCTATTTATGTTAAAGAAACCCAAATACATGCTTTAAAAATATTATATAGTACAGCTGAGAGTATTGAATTTATTAGGCCTTTAAAATATCTCACTATGCAAGAAGCAGATATGTCTGAAGAATTAGTTGAAGAATCAAAAAAATCTGATGAAGAAAAATTAGTTCAATGGAAAGAATCTTCAGTAACAAAAATTAAAAATGCATTGCCAAAAGGATTTGAAAGGGTTGTTAAATTTGAGAATTGGAATGAAGCAATGAACGTTTTAAAAAAATCCCTTAAAAAACGTTAAAAACTATAGTTTAATAATGAAAGATATAAAAAAAGGATTTTTAAGATGGGTAAGCGAAGAAAACTTTCTTCAAACAAAGGAAAATGTAATTTATGCTGAAAGAATATTTACTGCTTATTCTATAGCAAAATGGTGCCTAGGTCAAAAAAATAAAGAGCAGTTCACAGATACTGAAGTCGAAATATATGCTTTAGTAATAAGACAGTTTTTACAAAAAGAGCTTGATCTTTTTTGGGAATACGACAAACTTTATATGAATTTTGAAGGAAAAGTTTCTGTTATTAGCGAAGAAAAAAAACACGAAAGTGGAAGTATCTCGCACACTATTTAAGTTTATGATTAACACAAAAAACAAAAGAGGTAAAAATGCCCCGTAAGAAAAAGGCTACAGAGAAAAAAACAAAAAAAGATGAAATGATTTCTGAAGATCTGCCATTTTTTGTCATAGAGGGAAGCGAAAAGCCTGCGCCACCAAAATTAAGAACAATAGGATTATATGGCGAGATTGAAGAAGAAAAAGTAGGAGAACTAACATATGCCATGTTAGCTCTCACAGAGTTGGGGAAAAAAGAAATAAAAGAAGATCCTGAAGATTTCAATTCAAAGACTATAAAAACAGAATATATGCCTTTTGAATTTTATATTTCTACATGGGGTGGCTCTGCAGCAGACATGTTCGCCCTTTACGACACAATGAAATTAGTTCGTGAAAAGTGCGAGATTCGCACTGTTGGTATGGGGAAAGTAATGTCAGCGGGTGTACTATTATTAGCAGCAGGCACAAAAGGAAATAGAAAAATTGGAGAAAATTGTAGAGTAATGCTACATAGTGTTATTGGTGGCCAATACGGTCCAATACATAATCTTGAGAACGAAATGGACGAAATTAGATGGATTCAAGAACAACATATAAAAGCGCTAGTTAAAGAAACAGATATGACAGAACGTTATCTAAAAAAACTTTTAAATAGAAAAGTTAACGTATATTTAACTGCTAAAGAAGCTGTTGAACTTGGAATCGCAGACGAAATTATATAATTGGAGTTATAATAATGCCTATTAAGAACAAAATATTTTATAACAAGATGTCATCGGAAAAGCTTGGGTGGGATCCTTCATGGTTTGGTGCCGATGAATTTGCTGATGATTTGATTGATAAAATCATGGAATTTCAAACAAAGTACAGTTTGGATGTAGATGGGCTTTGTGGCCCAATGACTTTTAGAAGGGCGTTCACAGAAAGAGAAGCTGTTGTTGGGTTAATCCAAGACAAACTCGAAGAGTCCGCGGACAACAAAAAATATATTGTTTGTAATAGTAAAATGGTAGAAATTGCTTGGGACAAAGTAGTCAACACCACAAATAAAGATAATTTAGCATTACCAACAGATTGTTATAAAACAGTTACAAATCACGATAGACAACCAACTATGATAGTAACACATTATGATGTCTGTTTATCCGCTGCTTCATGCAAAAGAGTATTGGAGAAAAAAGGGATTTCAAGCCATTTTGCAATTGATAATGATGGCACGATATATCAGATGGTCGATACTCAAAATATAGGATGGCACGCTGGAAATCGTAAAGTTAATGAAGCTGCAATTGGAGTTGATATTTCAAACGCTGTATATACAAAATATCAAAATTATTATCGTAAGAAAGGGTTCGGAAATCGACCATTGCTTGAGAATGTAAAAGTGCATGGCACAAAAGTAAAAGAATGTTTAGGCTTTTATCCTATACAGATAGAAGCATATAAAGTTTTGGTTGAGACTTTGTGTAAACATTATGATATACCTCTTGCAATGCCAATGGCGACAGACGGCACTGTTTTAAGAGCAGAACACGCAGAAACAAAAAAAGGAAAATTTAAAGGAATTGTAAATCATTTTCACGTGACTAGAGGAAAATGGGATACAGCTAATCTAGATTGGGATCAAGTTTTAAAAGACCTTAGAGAAACAAAGGACTAATTATAATATGGACGAATTCGACAAATTAGTTGAAAATTATTTTGAACCTAAAGAAAAAATAGATATACTCACACTATCAAATTTAATTCGAGAAGAATTAAGTTTAATACAAAAATTATCTCTTATCAATGAAAACAAAAGTGCTGGGTCTTCAAAAGGAGAAAAATTAGTTTTAAGCCTACCTAAATTTGTTCCGTCTGAATCATGGGGGAAACCAAACAGCGAAGCTAGAAAACAAATGGAAGTTCTTTTCCGACAAGTCGGAGGTGGAGCTAGCTTGGAAAGAAAAATTAAATTTTTGGAGAATTTGCAACAAGAAAAAAGCCGAATTACTTCTCCGCGTCGAATTATTTCCACTTTAATCCTTTTGGAAAGCTTGTCTGCCTGCTTAAACGCGTTCGGCTCTTCAAGTGCAGGTTTTGTTTTTGAAGGCTTTTTGGCGGCATTACTCGGGGGTCATCAAGTAGATGACCCCACCACCGAAAAAGGAAATCTTCCGATTGAGGACATTATGGCATTCAGCGGTTGGAAAGGGTCAAAAGATATTCCAATGAGCCTAAAAATGTTAAAAAAGGGTGGAGATATTAAGGGCAGTTACACTAACCTTGTCGATGCAATGGATGATTATCCACAAGGGATGCAATATGTCGTCGCCTATAAAACCAAAGAAGGAAAGGCAGTGAGCGCCATCACTTTAAGCACTTTTGTATTGGGTCGCGAAAACATTTTAAATGTAATGAGTAGTGACCGAAATATTAAAATGTTGGAGTTGAAAAATATTAGAAATCCTGACACCGGAGAAGAAATGGGACCGGCAGACTCTCTTAACTTTTTAAGAAACTTAAATTCTTGGGAAGAATTGTATCCCTACTTGCAAAGAACGGCTGGATACACACAGCCGCCCGGGCCATTACATGGCGAAGAACCCGCGCCGGAAAAATCGACACCGGAAGAACCTGCGCCAAAAGAAACCGTTCCTATAACTGAAGGCCAAACAAAGACAACGTGGTACTTGACCCCAACTCAGGCCAAATCTGCAACAGGAATGAAAGAAATAGGAAATTTACAGGTGAGCCCTGAAGCTTTGCATAAAGCGGCTGAACAGCACATAGAATTTTTGAACGACTCGGTTACAAGTCTTTTTCAAGCTGTTGGCGACCTTTCTAACAATGTTAATCTTTATTTCATTTCTAAAGAAAGGGCCGCGGCACTGAGAAAAGGTGACGCAGCAGTTAAAAACGCTATAACCATTGAAGAAACAATGGGCGAACTTACAAAAGAAACGCCAGAAGACGATCAAGAATAATTTCATATACCAATCAAGAAGGTGACTAGTGAATGAAAAAATTTATAGCCATGGTGCTCGGCTACAAGACAAAATAATAAGTGGTATCGACGTTGTTGCAGACAACGTAGCTTCAACGTTAGGCCCGCGGGGACGAAATGTTATTCTTCACAGAAAAGATGCGAATCCGATTATTACAAAAGATGGTGTAACCGTTGCAAGTTTTGTTGAGTTAAGCGACCCTGTAATGAACACAGCCGCGCAAATAATCAAACAAGCTTCGTCAAAAACCAACACAGACGCTGGTGATGGCACTACGACATCGACAGTATTAACGCGCGCGATATTGAAACAAGCCCAAAAATATTTAATAGCTGGTGCTTCCCCGATTGAATTAAAACGAGGCATTGACAAAGCAGTTGATGTAATCGTTGATAAACTTTTATCTGTAGCTAGCCCAATTGCTTCAGAAGAAGATGTTGCTCACATTGCAACAATATCATCTAACGGAGATAAGACTATTGGAAAATTAATCGCCACCGCAGTTGACTTAGCTGGCAAAGATGGCTCAATCACAATTGAAGAAGCTCGTTCGAATGAAACAAGCTTAGACATAATGGAAGGATTTAGATTTCATTCTGGATATGCAGCATCTGCTTTTATCACAGATGAAAGAAGAAGCATTGTTAAATATGATAACCCACTTATTTTAGTGGCAGACGAAAAAATTGATGCCGTTGATGAACTAATGCCTGTTTTAGAAGTGATTGCAAGAGAGGCTCGTCCGTTTATTATCATTACTAACAATATTGAAGGTCAAGCACTGGCCGCGCTAGTAATGAATGCTTTAAGAGGCACGTTAAAAGTAGCTGCAATTAAAGCCCCACGATATGGGGAAGAAAGACGTAATGTACTAAAAGATCTGGCAATATCTGTGGGGGCAGTGTTAATTACACCTGAATCAGGAGTGAAGCTAAAAGACGTGAAGCTACAACATTTAGGCACAGCTAAAACAATTATGGCCACAAATAGTATAACAACAATTGTTGGAGGCAACGGAGACAACGAAGAAATTGAAAAAAGAATTGAAACACTTAAAGAGCAAATAGAACAAACGGAGTCACTACATGATTGTGGCGTAATTCAAGAGCGGATTACTAGATTAGCTAGCGGCGTAGCAATTATTCACGTGGGCGCTCCAACAGAAATTGAAATGACTGAAAAAAAGCATAGAATTGAAGATGCTTTAGAGGCTGTTAAGTCCGCGCAACAGGAAGGTGTTGTAATGGGTGGTGGAATTGCATTAATCAGAGTATCACAGGGTTTAAACATTGATGTTGAAAATGAGACTCAACAGCTTGGTGCGAACATTATTTTTGAAGCTGTTAAAGAACCGTTACGCCAAATGGCATTAAATGCTGGAGAGTCACCAGATTTAATTCTTTCTAAAGTATTAACTTCTGATAAAAACAATGGCTGGGATTTCACCAAAAACAAATTAGTAAATATGTTAGATGCGGGAATTATTGACCCTGTTAAAGTCACCAGATGTGCGCTTCAGAATGCGGCCTCAGTAGCTTCAACACTTATTATGACAAATTTTGCAATTATAGAATCTGATAACTAATATTCAAACTATTTATTAGTAGAGGAGACCTTTTTCATGGAGAATGATGCTGTAGCTTTTGCTGAAATGAATGGAAAGTTTGACCAAATCATGCAAAAATTAGAAACTGTAACTGACAAACAAGATGAAATGGGAGAAGACATTGCCAAAATTAAAGAGGCTGTTTATAATCCGGATGAAGGGTTATATGCAAGGCTCCGAGAACTTGAATCGTGGAAAGAAACTTCTACTCGTCTTATCTGGATGATTATTACAACTGTTTTAGGGCTCGCCGCCCTGTACGTCGGACAGCAACTAGTTTAGGATTTGACGGTGCCATGATTTTTAAGACGTTTACATCTTCATACTTGCTGCGATATAACAAACTTTGTTAAAAGAAATAAAAATAGTTATTGACATAACGGTTTAAACACTGTTATAATAAGGTGTAAAAGGAATTATTGTGCAAAGAGTTAAAATATCATATACAATCGATTTGGAAGAAATTCCAAAAAAAATCTCAAATTTTTTAAATGAATCCAAAAATATTTTAAAACACATTTTAGATAAAGATTTAGTTGAAGCGGAAACAAATTTGACTACAAAAGAAAACGTAATTAAAACATTACAAAACATTGAAGACATAAGACAATCAATGATATCGATTGATTTTCGTTTAGAAGAATCATATGGAATTCTTTTGGGATATCAAAAAGCACTTTTAGAATTAAAAAGCAGTTCATTTGAAAAGCAAACCCCACAAACGCCTCCAGAAAGCGACGAAGAAAATGCTTGATAAAGGCGATTTAGTATATCTCCCATCATCAATAATGATGTTTCAATTTGCACATTCTTTTGATAAAGAAAAAGAAGGAGCTATTGTAAATCACTATAAAACACTTTTAAAACCTACAAATGTTTTAATTGTTGAGCACGAAAAGCTTAATGATCAATATTATAAGATCTTACATGACGGACAACATTGGTATGTTAAAGAAAATGATATAATGAGGCTTAATTCTGATGGTTAACGAATTTATTGAAGTATATGAATCTTCTGCTTTTTCTAAGCTCTCAAGCAGCCAGCAACGGTATTCTTTACGTGAAGTTTTTATCAATTTAAATCATATTGTGTGTTTTAGAGAAGACTTCTCATTTTGTGAAAAATTAAAGGACGGCGTGCTACCAAAAGATTTGGATAAACGCCAACGGTTTACTCGATTGCATTTAAATAGAGGCAACGTGGGAATTGATGTAATCGTAGTTGGTGATCCTAATGTAATTAAAAATAAAATAATTTTTACTGGAGGGGTGATAGATGATTCCGTGTAAGCTGAAAGGAATAAGAAGTATAGGGAAAAACAAAGTTAAATATGGTAGATTTATGACTTCATTTTTCCCAGTTAAAGGCTATGGAACTAATCGCTGGGTCGTTGGCGTTAATCTAGAATTAAATTATAACAAATATGTTAAAAAGGGATTAACGAATGAAGAAATTGTAAATCAATGTGTCCAATTCTTAAATCAACCTCCGCCCCGCAAAAAAAAGGTTGGACGCCCACCCAAAAAACCAAAATATGTAATATTTGATGAGACCCCATATAGGTTCTATATTAAGCAAGACAAACAAAATAAAACATATATTCAAGCATTATTGGTAACAGCGGAAAAAAAGAGTAGACATTTTTGGGGTTCTGGTAAAAAACATTTCTTTAGAAAAAGGAAAAGAAAGAATAGCTAGCATAATTATTATATAATGGAAAAAAAACAATCATATAGTCATTACATACCAGAGTCTGCATATGAAAAATATTTACAAGAAACACAAGAAAATGAAAAACTTTTTCAAAGCTTTTTAAAAACATATGTAGGTCATTTTGACATATGGCCAAGACATATTATTTCTATATTGTGTGAAGGATATTGTGCAATTTGTCATTTATTACAGCTTTTACACAATATAGAATCGAGAAAAGTTTTTAACTCAAAAACAAAAGAGAATGAACATCTTTTGACAGAAGTAGAAGTCACTCAATTAGGCATGTGCTTGATGAATATTACTGGTTGTAAGGAAGATTTAGTAAAAAATAATGTTTCTTTTTCAAAAAATTAAAAAAACACTTGACATCCGCAAGAAGTGTCCTATACTTTATATAGAAGGCAGCCGACTAAGGCTGCTATAGTGAAAAACGACTAGAAAAATAAAAAGGAATAATAAATATGAATAGTAGTCTAACTCATTGGCGCGAACAACCCAGCCTTAGTCGGCTTAGCCATGATATTTTTGATGATTTTTTTAATGCTCCATTGTTTCTAAACACTTGGAAGTCACCTAGCAAAAATGTTAAAGTGACAAAGACGGATGCAGCACATAATATTTTAGTTGCTGCACCTGGTTTAGATAAGGGTGATTTTAATGTCGAACTTAAAGAAAGCGTGTTGACTGTTTCTTACAATGCTTCAAAGGAGAGCGAAAATAGTTTTGTGCAACAAACTTTTGAACGGTCTTGGCGAGTACCGGAAGGGACAAAACCAAAAGACATTACAGCTGAATACAAATCAGGTGTTTTAAACGTAGCGGTTAATCGACGGGAGGATCCTCCTCCTACCGTTGAAACAATTAAAGTTAAATAACAAACTTTTTCGATTAATCATCAACATATTAAAGGCGGTGAAAACCGCCTTTTTTATTATGTTTTAAGCGTTCTTTAAACTAATTATTGTAAATTGTTTTAAATTTTTTTCTATACATTGCAGCGAGGAGAAAAAATAAATTGAAACTCCTATTTGAAAATTGGCGACAATATTTAAGCGAACGAATAGATTCTTTGTCTCCCCAGAAAGATGAGCCATGGGATATTGGAGAAACCTTCGCTCCTATTACAAAATTAGATATTATTGAAAAACCTTGGACAATGACCCAAGAAAAAAACACACTCTTAAATCAATTTGATGTTTTGAAGGCCACGATTAATACAGATGCTTTTAAAGGTATTACCGTACAAAATGTTTTAGATTCAATTTATAATTTAAGTGGTAACTCAGATGATTTTAGATATAAAACAAAGGAAGCTGCATTAGAGGATTATATGACACCATACCGATATGGGATATCCTCTTTAAAAGATCTTCATACTCGAATTAAGGAGATGAGTTATGACTTGACCAAACATACAAAACCGATGTCTTGGACAGACCAAAAAGGATAAAAATATATGTGTATAATTTGTGTTGAATTCGAAAAAGGAAAATTAAAATTAGGCGAAGCTATTCGTAACTATGGCGAGATAAAAGATTCCATTTCTCCGGAGCACCAAAAAGAAATAGAAGAAAAGCTTTTTAATAATTTCTCATTTTATCCCAACCAATACGATGATTATAGTTATAGCTACGATGATGATGAATATTGGGAAAAAATAGGATTTGGGGATTAATGAAAAAATGGAAACCATTTATATTTGAGAATAGTAAGATACCTGTGTGGTTATCCAAAATTGCTCCCATAGAAATAGGAGCAATTAGCTTTTTTCTTTTTGTATTTTGTAGAGGGTCAGCAACAAAAAAACTAAAAACACACGAAACAATACATTTTCAACAGCAATTGGAAATGCTTTTTGTTTTTCAATGGTTTATGTATTTAGTCTTTTGGCTTGTTGGTTGCATAAAATATAGAAATGGAAAAGAAGCATATTATAGAAACCCTTTTGAACAAGAGGCTTACGATAACGAACACAACACTAATTATTTAAAAGACAGAAAGCGGTATTCTTGGTGGGGATATAATAAATGAAACTTTTGTTTGAAGGTTGGCGAAGATATTTAGAAGAGAGCAAAGAGAGAAAATTTCTTCTCGAAAGAATTAATTCTCTTTCTAGTAATAAAAGATTTGTTAGTGATATACTAACTGAGATTGAAATTGCTGATCCACGTAGAAATTTTCCTCTTTCAGAAAATGAATTAAATAAAATTAAAAAACTTGCAGGGCTTCAGGGCCAACCAGATTTTTTAGGATCTGGCTCTCAAGGGTCTGCATGGCAATTTAATGATAAAGTTTTAAAAATTACAGCAGACGCGTCAGAAGCACAAGCAGCTTATTCAATAATTGAGAAAGATCACCCAAATATTTACAAAATATTTTTAGTTGTAAGGCGAGACAAAGAAGATTTAGAAGCCTCTTTGAAACATATGTCTTATATAATTGTTTATGAATTGCTCGATTTCCCAAATAATGCAATGATTGACGTTGCAGAAAATTTATTTCATAAAGTTA